GAGTAATCCTGATCTAGCTTTCTCAAATTGTTTAAGCATTAGCCAATCAGTCTCGCTTTCCAACATCATACACCTAGAATGACATGAGCCATGCACCACGACTTTACGATACTTACCAAAATCATTGTCGTTGTAATGACCACTATGTTCAGTCCAACCATAGTTGCGACCTTCCATAAACAAAGCAAAATCCTCGCCATGTCCGTTGCTCGTAGCAACCGATTTTAAATCGTGGGATATGTCAGATTTTAATTTGTGGTAATGTGGATTTTCTTGTCTTTGTGTTTCATCATACTCAACTTTAATCGTGGCTTGATGACCTCTTGATTGAAAGTCTTGATGATACATAGCCAAGTATTCGTCAATGTCCATAGTGAAACTAAATTGGCTTTCACTCATGTCTGCGAATTGCGGCTTGAAGTAAAAACAACTATCCGTATCGGTAAACCTACCATAGCCACTATTAGTGCTATATCTTTGTAGCACTTTCATATCTGCTATTGGAAAGTTCTTTTCTACTTGTGGTGTGATAACATTATCCCAAGCCATGTCTCGTACCTCTCGATACTCTTGTTGAGCCGATTTTAAATCTTCCTCAACTTGCATTGGCATATTGTTATAGACAGTATTAGCCCACTCTTTTTTAAGCAACTGTCTTTTGTTTGCGTTTAGTCTTATTTTTTCCATAAGTTGTCCTTTCTATTTATGGTTTTCCTCTTGTATCACATTTTCTGATATTGTGTCAACCAAATGTGCAAAAGCTTGTTTATTTCTTTGTAGCCAATCAGTCATACAACCAAGACTATGGAACCTTGCGTATTCTAGCTTGTCCTCGTCGCTGGTCCCCCAATGAAATTGGGGGTAGCTATAGTAAGACTTTGGATAATATTTTTTTCCGCAGTTCTTACAAGTTCTGGCGGTACTCATTGTACCGCCTCGCTTGTTTGGTGTTTAGCTACTCGACCAATCACATTAAATATATCTGTGAAAGTTCTGTAACCAACTATTTCTGTTTCCTCGTGATTCATAGCTAAGCAAGTAATCGCAGTCTTGCCTTTGCTTGTTTGCCACACTTTACTTTCTTTGTCCCAATAGCATTTGCGAAATTCTATTTGCTCTCGCTTTTTGCAATAGTGAGTAATAATAAAATGGTCGGCAGTTTTAAGAGCCATCAATACTTGAGTATCATTGACTATTTCGTCTATGTCTTTTTCTAACATTTGACTTTTTCCTTTCTTAGTTAATTAATAATATTTTTTATCAAATTAACTTGAAACTGTCAAATATAATCCCATATAAATAATTGCCTGGTTTTAAAAACGCCGAGGGAACCGTTGGTGAAAGCCAATGCACTTTGCGAACCAGGCGCGGCCCGGACCCAGGAAACATTAAAACGCGACGGCCGGGCCAAGCAGCAAGCAGCAAGCAGCAAGCGGCAAGCTGCAAAAAAAGATTTGACAGGACCTGTAAAGTATGAGATGATCCCATATAATCTTTAAAGAAAGGAAAAAACATTATGGATTATTTAGCACTAAAAATACCTGCGGATACATCGCAGCCAATCACGTCACACATTCAAAAGGATCTTCCACCAACTGAAGAGGGTGGGGGTTATCCATTCGCGGGTGATGACGGCGCCTATGAGCTGTGCAGCTGTAAGAGAGTTGAAATTGTACCTGCACAATACACTGACATCAGAGCGAACGTCCGAATGCAGGGGGACCTGTACTTGGATGAAGAAGGGCTCTTGAATGGTAAGGACCAAAACTGGCGTGCAACGCAGATGCGCTATTGGTACATGCACGACATACAGGACAGGTTAGCAAAAGACTGGCGTGACTATTGCCACGTCGTGGGTGATGCCTGCTTCGTGGTGCCCGCCACTGAAACCAACGTCAAGATGATGGAGGCCATCCTTGACTCGTAACATTGCGACAGCTCCGGACCATCAGGTCCGGGGCGTGGTGCACAGCTACTGGCTGGAGCGCCGCCGGATCCGAGAAGCAAGCCGCAAGCAGCAAGCTCCAAGCCCCAAGCAACAAGCGCTTGACAAGCCGGTTGACTTATGGGATAAAGTGATATGACTAATGCAGCAAACAGAAAGATAATTACTGGGGGCCTGTCAAAGCCCTCCAAGATGCCTGGCTACGCGTATAACCTGCCCGCCTGGGAATGCAAGGTTGGCAGCAAGCTGGCCAAGGTCCCGGGCAGCGTGTGTCACGGCTGTTATGCATTGAAGGGCCGTTACAGGTTTCCAAACGTCAAGGAAGCGATGTACAGGCGCCTGGCTAGTATCACCCGGCCTGACTGGGCCAGGACAATGGCAGCGGACATCAACGCCCGCAAGTCACGTTATTTCAGATGGCACGACTCAGGCGACGTGCAGAGCGTCAAACATTTATTAAAAATATTCCACGTTTGCAGGTTAACCCCTGACGTGGCGCACTGGCTGCCCACCAGGGAAGCTGGTATCCTTTCTAAAGTCCCGGCGAGTCGGGTCCCGCGCAACCTTACGATCCGCTTAAGCGCGACGAAGGTTGACGCGCCGCCGCCGGGCAGCTGGCCCCTCACCTCGACAGTGGTCACCACTGGCAGGACATGCCCTGCACCGGACCAAGACAACGAGTGCAAGACGTGCCGGGCCTGCTGGGACCAATCAATTAAGAATGTAGCCTATGGAAAGCATTAATCTAAGCTGGGCCGAGCGTAACCTATGCAGCCGGCGCCGTGCCGCGCTGCTGTACGTGGCGGGCCGCTTCATGATGGTGCACATCGACAGGTGCGGCAGGCAACGCGAATCAAGAGCCAAGCGACAAGCGGCAAGCACCAAGCCTCAAGCGGCAAGCACCAAGCTCTCCAGTTGATCCCAAGCTTCAAGCCCCAAGCTGCAAGCTTCAAGCGGCAAGCCGCAAGCAACAAGGTCCGGCACCGCGGCGCCTGGATAAAGTATCGGGCAGCTTTGCTCGTGGCTCTGGACTAAGATGTACGTGTTTGTAGGATGCTTGATATGGAAGGCTATTTGGTGCGGAGAGAAGGTTACCTTTTTACTTTTTGTTACTTTCAGTTCCATTGTAAAAAAGCCACGCTTTTCAGTGTACCCAACTAGATCAGGAAAGCCAAAACTGGCCCAAGACTCCACTCTTGTCCATGTGATATTAGGTGTGTGACGCTTGACTTTTTGCCAAAGCTTTGACTCCGCTTTCAAAGTAATTATTCAACGAGTATCATGCACCTATACTTCTCTTGTGCACCTACAATTTTGTTCTCAACCAATCTAATTTCTTTGATGTTAAACTCCTTTTGAAAGGGACTTCTGCCCTCTGGTAGTAGCAACATCACACCTGCATCAGCACCTTCAGGTGACTTGCAAAACTTTTCAAGTATCTGCATTAGATTCTTTGTGGTGTAGTTGAGATAACCTGACTTCAGGTCTTTGTGCACAGGACTAGATAGATCAATCTTCTTCATTTGCCTTGTCCTCTGTATCGTTTGAAACTTCTACGCTTTTGTTTGTTCTTTGGTCTTGACCTTACGCTCTGTCCAATAGCTGTTCTCTTCTTTGGTCCAGCTATGTGTTCTACAAATAGTTTACTCTTCCTTGCCAACTGTATACTCTCCTTCCACCAAGACTTTATTGTCCTCGTAAATCTTTTTCATCTTTGCTTCTAAGTCTTCGATTGATAGGTCCTCTAGTTTGCCAGTCAAACTTATTTTTTGTTCGATGTATAAACCTGCCGCTTTTCCTCTCGCAACTTCTGCATTTGCAGCTGCTGAGAAAGCTCCCTTAGCAAGAGCTGCTTCGCGTATACGGCCGAGTTCTGTGATGTGTTTCTCAAAATTAACTTCATATTTCTTTTGTACTTCTGATCTGATTTCTCCGATGTACTTGACGACGAGTGGGTATTTGTTTGGATTACGGAGTTCAGACGCTCGTACATGTGCAGAGCCCTCTGCATAACCTGCTTCCAAAGCGCATTCAGTAGGTGTCTTACGTCCTTCATTGTAAACCAATAGCTCCGCAAATTTCTTTTGTTGTTCTGATAATTGTTTGGGTAAACCCATAGCGTAAAGATAAGTTAATTTACTTTTGATTACAAGTTT